TTGCACCAGTAGTAGCATGAGAATAATATGCTAACACAGGTGGAAAAAGTTGAATGATTGCCTCAAATGCTTCGTTTGCTGCGTCATCCTCAGATGATAAGTTCAATGATGCCACAACATAAAGCGCAAGACTCTGCCCGACTTCGCTGTATTGAACACCATTTAACACACCAGTTGTACCTGCATACGCATATCCTGCGCTACGATCTATTCCAATTGCCATTATATTTCTCCTAAATTATTTGCGTTTTCCGCATGTTAATATTTATCCAAGTCATAAAAAAAGCAGACCAAAGTCTGCTTCTTTATATTGCTAGTTAGCAATTAGGCTATTTTGATACCGCCAGTTGATGTAACTGTTGCTAATGTCGGGAATACGTTACCGTATGCACCAATATTACCAGTAGAAACTGCTAAAGCACGAATAACAGATTGTAGACTTGTATCACTGTCCCAACCACTGCGCTCAACAATAACACTCAACTGAGCTGTTGCACCAACTGCGTCAACTTGGTATGCTAGTACAGAAGCGTTTGAAGAAACTACTTTTAGTAGTGTATCAACTGCGCCAGTAACACCTGCACCGCTTGGACCTTTTAGTTCGTTTGCTAGGTTAGCTGTAATACCTAGTGTTGTAATTTTAAATGCTGTGATTGGGCTTGCAATACCTGTGTTAATAACTTGTGCATTTGCATTTCTGGTATATCCATCACCAACATTAACTACTAATTGCGAATCACCGCTTACTCTCGTCACTCCAATTGCCATTATATTTCTCCTAAATTATTTGCGTTATACGCATGCAAGTATTTATACCAGTTAGCCATTTTTTGCAAAATTAGCCGCAGAAAACACTTCACGATCTACTATTTTTACTAGCCCACTAGGTGTAGGAAACACAAATCCTTCGCCAGCTGGCTGATTGTTTACATATTCTTCAATTCCTTGTACTTGTGGTGCCAGTTGCTTGGCTAGACTTTGTTTAAATGCATAAATGCTGTTCCATATTGCTTTTAATCCAGTGTACCCAGGACTTTCTACAATCTTGCCGTTGGCATCTTGTGCAAACAGTGTACCAGTCTGGTCATCTCCAGCCAAGGCTTGATATTGTTTCTGGCTCACGTTTGCAGCCAACCAGTCTGGCAGTGCTTCTCTAGTTTGCCCTGTGATAAATTTATTAAAGTATGTTTTAATTCTGTCTCTGGCACTTTGCGGAACAGTACTTAGTAACTGGTCAACCGCAGCACCGTATTTCTGTAGTGCGGCATCTGCAGCACGTTCTTGTTGTACCGGGGTTTTTAGCGTAAATCTATTTCCTGCAGTTGGACTTATAATTGCAACACCACCCGGGACTGTGGCCAATCCTCGACCATTCCATTGCACAGGTGTTGCGCCAGGTTCGGAGTAATATTGATGTACTACAACGCCACCTGCAGTCCCGGCTATTTGCTTACCTAACGGACTACCAACGGGGATACGATATTCTACCAGATTGGGCTTGAAAACAAACTTGCCTTGTACTGGCTGCAATTGCCCAGCGTACAACAAATCGCCCCAGTAAAACCCCGGGCCTTGAACTGCTGCATTTAATCCTGGCCATATCGCCGCCAATAAGTCATACAAGCTACCACGTAGATTTCCTGATGCTTTGTTGGCATCATAGGTCTGCCAATCTTGAACGCTCTTGGCCATTGACCCAGCGTCCCACATGTACTTGTCCATTACAGCCAGCTGACCGTCTGTGTCTCGGCCAAATATCAATGCAGGCTTACCATCCCATTTAATGGTCAAGTTATTTGGATTTGCTATGACTGCTTTTAGTCCAGCAACTTGTTGTGCAGCAGCAGCACTTCCGTTGAATATTGCATCTTCGGGGTGCGGAGTTCGAGGATCTGCTGCCTCAGTTAACATGTTGATAAAATCTAGTATCATTGGGCAAATTTGTCTGAATATGTTCTGAACCATGCTGCGGTCCCTGGGGCAGGCGCAGATTCAGGCAATTCTATATTGCTTTTGGCCAGTGTTTCTCTAGCAGCAGCAATCAATTGATTGTAGTCCGGTCGTTTACTGACCACGTCAACGATATCATCGGCACTGTTAAGTTTTGCTACAGGGATGCCGGTTACCTTGCTCAGGGTAGCAGGGCTCTTGCCATTTTCTACAGTTGCGTTAGTGGCACGATCTACCAACCCATTCTTATAGCTCCATTTTAGAGCAGGATTCAATGCATTCACAATGCTGGCTAGAATAACGTGTCTGCTCATACCAGTCAACTTGCTGCCTTCAGCAGCTCCGCTCATGCTAAATGCCTGCCAGACAGGTTCTCCAAACATCAAGTCAGATTGCACATATCCGTTGGCAGGATCACCTGCTATGGGAGTTAAAATATGTACACTGTCTCCAGATTTTTTAATAGAGCTTTTGTCAATTCCGTTAGTCAACAATGTCTGTATTAATACATCTTTGTCTATTTTACTGGCATCTACTGCTAGATCTAAATCTCCAGAACTGGACTTACGTCCAGTTGTGCCTAACCAAGCCTGCTCCGGAAAAGGCAATCCTGTAACAGATTCTACCCATTTAATTGTTGCTGGTACGTCTTCACGATTAATACGTTGTGTCAGTGACTCGCCGTCTTTGCTTTTAAAAACATTTCCACCTTCATTGACTATCATTTTTGAATCTCCTAACACCACGTGCAAATTTTGCTGGATCCTGCGCTCTAATACTGTTGAGTAGCCTACGCTCTAGCTCTGCTGCTTGCTCGGCATCGTAGTTTTCCTTGATATAATTGATCAAGTTTATAGCGCCTGATATCACATGACTAGCACGACTTTCCACAAGATTTTCCCTGTCTTTGACCACAGGCATATGGGCTAATTCATCAAGTATGCTACGTGTTCGCTTCTGCAAGATTTACTCCAATATCATTTATTTATTTGCATCTGCCCAAACAGCATGCAGGCTATACCAATGATATCTGTCACAGTACTCGTCTACCAGGAAAATAATCTTTGCGATGTCCCGTCCTATCTAGATCTGTTGTCATGCAATGTATACCGTTGTCCCAAAAATTATGGTGTCTATTAGAAACTACATGTGGAGTTATTCTGTGTTGTTCTAGTATTTTAAAAATTTTTGCATCTTCTTCAGAACAAAGCAATGTATTTTCGTCAACCATTAATATATTCACACCAATTGTTGTTTCTTCAATGTTACCAGTGCAGAAATCCATATAAGAGTTTACAAAATCTGTGAAATCATCGTTGTACTCTTCTCCAGGAACCCACCATCGACCTGCGTTTTTTTGTTTTAAATGATTATATTCGTACTCTTTATGTTGCACTTGTCTACCTATTGGTACTACTTCCCATCCAGGGAACAACGTAGCAAAATTAATTTTATCTACATAATTGTTATTGCATAATATTAATCCTTCTTTAACAGGACAAAACACCCCATCAAGATGACCATCTGTTTCTACAGCATGACATCGATAGTCAGGAAACTCCTGCTGCATACACTCTAGTAATCTATTTTTGTCTTGTCCAGGCCATGTACCAAAATATAAATCTACTCCTACTTGACAACACATAGCAGAGTCAATGTTCTTGTTTAATAAAATTTCATTTCCGTGTTGAGCCACTAAATCCACTATTGGTTTTAATGCTCCGTAATCAAATGTGTATACATCAAACAACGAATTGGTAAAATGTCTTTCAGAAAGATCTTTTTTTATGTATTTAGGTAAATCCTCAAATTCCTCTTGAGTTTGTGGGGGATCTTTTGGATAAAAAGGACCATGGATGTAGTTCCATTTTCTATTACGTGCAGGCTCCGGTGTATAAAACTTTTCACCTATCATACCAAAATGGTCTCTAGGCGATAATGGTGGTGATAATAGTTTATCACCTATCAAGGCATTGTCCTGAACTTTGGTACGCACAATATCAACATCATGTGATTGTAAAAACGCAATCAAAGCCTGATAATCTTCCTCGGTTTCCATGGAAATTTTTTCCATTACTGATCTGACATTTGTATTTTTTATAAATGAATAGAATTCTGGTGGGTAAGCACTGCCCACTGCACAGACATTTAATTTATCCCAGGTTTGATATACTGAATATGTCATTTTATTCTCCTTCCTTTAATAGATGGCCAATTCCTTTGGGATAATCATCTCCGGGGATTTTGGCCACGTGTAACATCTTAGTTTTAATCAAATTATGCTCTTGGCACAAACTGTCATATTTTGCGCCATACACATCCCATACATAGTCTCTTGGTAAGTTATTCATCATGTATGCACCGCATGATATAATTCCACTGTTGACATCACCGTAATAATGGTTAAACATAGTAATAGAATCCATGGTACGTTGTTTTGACCAACGCAATCCCACTCTGTTCCACTGCATGTTATATTTGCTCATGCTCATTGCCAATGACTTTATGTTAGGATGCCCTACGTCAAAATCAATATCCCTTGCTGTGGTTAACCAAGCAAAGTCACTGTGTATATCAATGTTCTTTTCTTCGCATTCCTTTAACACGTCGTTCCATTCTGGACGAATATCTGCATATTTCCAGTTTGGTAAAGATACTATTAATGGCATGTTTGGAGTAAGTTCGCCTGGATGTGTACCAAATTTTCCCATCATGGCATAATACCCGTAATCTTCAGGCAGAAGCTGAAAATTGTCCCATCCATATTTTAGCACAAACGATTCAATGTAATGAGTATTGCCCATGGTCACGTCAACACACGGAAACTGGTTCCACCCATGAAGATTTACCAGCTTGCTTGATTTAAACCATGTGTTGGCTACGTTACTAAAGGCATCTTTGTCAACTATTTTCTGTGACTGTGCATACCAGTTTTGTTTAAGACTCATCATGTAAGCATCTGCCACAGGAATAAGTCGTTCGTTTAATTCTATACCGTTATATATAATCAATGTAGTCCTCCTCCCATCCATCTCATTATGTAAATATAAAACGGGCTTGTAAAATCCAAGTGCCACGTTCCATTATGACCAAATCTAGTTTCGCCTATTACCTCTTTGTTTAACTGATTGCCTGCTGCAATGTGCATTGATGCCCAAGGTTCAGGATACTCCGGAACGTTAACACTGTAAGTCCAAATAATATTTCTTATATCTACTCCATCTATCTTGATTTTCTCAATGGTTAAGTACTGTTCTGATCGTGTCCCATCAGGCTCAGTACGAATTTCGTCAACGGTCTTGCCTTGTCTGTCCAAAGTTAACCTGTGTGATTTATCAAAGTCACAGGTATGATTAAACTTTACAACTGTTGATCCTGCAGGAACTGGGCCATTAAAATATTCGCAACCATCAAGTGTGATGGTTGCCAACGGCGGCGTATTCCAGAATTCAGACAAAAGGTGTAGCTCAAAATTTATTGTTTCGCTGGTAGGTTGTGTCATTCTGATTTGTTCTTAATTCCAGCAAGCATTTGTTTTAGTTTAGCACTGTCAACGTTGCCTACTATTTTGCTTTCAATATTGAAACCTTCTCGCGGTTTGGCTGCAATCATGGGAGAAACAGTGCTTGTGCCCTTGATTTGATCCATGATGCCTCGACTGGTCTGATGACCAAAGCCACCGTTTTCAGTTTGTGCATCTTCACCGGGGTCGGTGATTCGCAAGCTTTCCATATTAAATTCTAGATCCACTTTGGTTCCAACACCGCTGCTGCTACGTGTCTTCATCAATTGGATCTGGTACCGGCCTCGCTCTTTCATGGCGCGGCTGGTAAAAATACCAAACACATTATCTGCTGTGTTAATTTTACTTATGCCGCCTGAAATATGACTGTGATCAAATTCAATTTCTTCTACTGCACTACGGTTCAATTGACTTGCAGTGATCATCAAGATATTGAATTCTTTGGCCAGGTTACGTAATTCTTCACTTACATACTTGTCCTTGACAAACAAGTCACTGGGGCTAACTTTGGCACTAACCGGCATGACCAAGTCCAAGTAATCAACCATGATAAAATCAGACTTCATTCCAGTTTGTATTTCTAATTCTTTCAGGTATGCACGTATTTGATTCACATTGCTTTGTGCTGGCATGTACTTGATACGCAGTTTGCCCGACTTCTTTCCTGCCATGCGTATCTTCATTTCCAGTGTGTCTAGATCCTTGAATATTTCTTTGGTGCTGCAATTTGCCACCATGGCATCCATACGCATGGCAGTGAGCCCTTCGCTGAGTTCCAATGTTAAAAATACCCCATTAAGTCCGGCCTGCAACCAATTGATAGCGATATTCTGCATGAATAAACTTTTACCAGATCCTGATCCGCCGGCAAAGATGTTTAACTCACCCCTGTTCATTCCGCCAAACAGTCGTGCATCCATTGTGGGCCACCCTGTACTGACCTGCCCGTTGTTGCTCTTGATGGCCAACAGTCTAGCTCTAGGATCAGCAAAATAATCTGTGCCCATGTCTTTGGTTAGACTGATCTGTACTGCATCTTTAATCAGTTTCTCCACAGGATCGTATTCACCTTTTTCCAGCAAGTCTGCGGCTTTTAAAATAGCACGCTCTAATTCATTGCGTCTGCTAAAGCCTTCGAACTCTTCTAAAAACCAGTTGTAGTGTCCTTCAATCATGTCAGGTACCGGACGTAGCTCTACTCCAGTGGTGGCTCGAATCTGATCTCTGGTAGGTAATGTTTTATGATCGTCGCTGTGCCGTTTAATAAACTCTGCCACTGCACGCAAGCTACGATCAAAATTTTCTGGATTGTAGATGTTCTGTACACGCACATAAGTTTCTGCGTCTTGCATCATCATCTCTAGAAATAATTTCTGTACTTCAGGATTATAATCTTTTGTCATTGTGATTATTTAAATAATTAATAATGTTAGTTGCATATAATTTATGACTGCTAGGTCCCGGATGTTGATTATCGTTACCAACATCTACTTGTAATTCACTTAGTGATTCAAAAATGTTTACCCATTGGTTGTGTTGTAAACGGTTTATTTTATAATTTAACTCAATGAAAAATTTGTCCAATTCCTGGTCATCTCTGCCGTCAAATTCCAATATTTCTTTTGAGTATTTGCTGAGTTTTGTTGAATAGTCAGTGACCGTGGACATATCGTTAATTTCTTTAGTCCATGGTACTAACCCATTTATAAAAACTAATTGTGTTTTTTCTTTAGCAACAGATTCTAATATTTTTGAATAATTTATTAATTCTAAAAGATTATGATAGTCGTGGTTTAATAGATGATATATATCTGTTACTTTTTGTAGATCTTTCTTTGAAAAAAATAAATCTCTATATTTATAGTCGTCGACAATTGTATGTGACAAGCTTATTGTTGTATCCGGGCCCGGATATAGCCATAATCTATTCAATGAAGTCCATTGTACAAATAATTTATCTGCGGTTGAATACAATAGTTGATTAAGCGCAGTTATAAAAATATTATAATTAGTGTTTCCCCGTAATGCCAGATTATTAGATTGTGTGTTGAAATGAGCAGCAACTAAATTTGTATAATTACCCGGATCATCTTTTTCGAACTCCAATCCTTCTCCGGTGGTAAACGAACACCCCACGAAGGTAAATGTTGTCATGCGTATCTCCTTTTCTTCTTTAGTTCAATCTTTAATCGGTTGGTTTCTCTGGTGTCAATTATTGATTTGAGCACGAACAACTTACCATACTTGACCACGGCTTCGTTGATGTCTTTGCAGGTTTCTAACCATACCGGAAAGCTCACAGACCATCCTAGCTCTATTGCACGATCAACTAATCTACGTCCTGTCAGATCTCTGTCAGGTACAACAACAACTTCACGTTGTAAACGATCAATTAGTTCTGCCTGTTGGTCGCTTATTTCTGCGCCACAGACTGCAACACCATCCACGCTCATGGCATCAAATGGCCCTTCACATACCACAACAAACTGCCATGATGACTTTTGTGCATCCAAGTTAAACACAAAATCTGCAGGATGATTGCTCCAGTATTTGGGTTTAATTGAATCCACCACAGCTCTAGACGTATAACCAATCACTTGTTGTTTGTAATAAAACGGAACAACGATTCTACGATACAAATTGTATGCAGGTTCTGGAGTCCAATAAAATTTGTATCGGTTTATGTCAATCTGTCTGCGATGCACATATTCAATTGTGGCCAACAACTCTGGCGGCACATGATTATAGTCACCAGTGGCGTAAAATGAAGCCAGGTCCACAATGTTTCTGGCTTCAGCTGGCAAGGTCCTTGCCTCGAACCGGATCTCTTGCTCGGGTTCAGCAATTGCTTCTGGGGCTACTAGGTCTTTTAAACGTACTGCATCAATAACCAATCTGCGTACAGTATTGTCATCTGCACCCAACCAAGACAAGAACTTACGAAACTTGTACGTCAAGTGCCGACCTGGCTGATAGCTGGCTTTGAATTGACAATTGAAACAATGATAACTTACTTTGCCGTTATCCGTTTTGAGACCACCACGTGCTCTTGTGTCCGCACTTTCACCGTTATGCACACAGCAAGGTGCGTTAAATGATATCCAGCCATTCTGACCCGTTTTTTTACGGGCAGGTAGCAGTTGCAAAACACTTTGCTGAATAGAATCAATCATTGATGTATTATAACTTACTAAACGGCAAAAGTCAAACTTTTGTAATTGTCATAATCCAAATCTTGCTCTATCTGCTGTAAAATTTTGTGCAACTTGTCCTGCTGATAAAGCCACATTGTAAATACGTGCCACTGCAACACCACCATTTAAGAAATTAGATACCGTGGTTGGATTGGTAGTATCATTTCGTGTGGCCATATGTATGCCTGCATTACCGCTTAACGGTGTTCCACCGGCACCTATCGTTACTTCTGTAGCAGCCAAAGCACCGTTTATATACAAATTCATTTTAGAAGTAGAATTATTAAATGTTCCGCAAATGTGCCACCAGCCAGTATTAAAATAAGTGTTGGCATTATTCGTGGAGTCAACTTTTGGACCTGCACCTGCCTTTAAATGGTAAAGTTGAAATTTATTGGCTGTTAATCGACCCATGCCTAACGCATAGTTAAAACGAGAATTTAATCTATCAGAAATTAAATCAAATACCGATGAACTGGTATTTACGCTATCAGGATTCCACCAGCCATCCACACTATAACTATTAATGTCGGGCAATGCACTAGTAGAGTAAGCCCATTGCAGTTTACTATTATCGAATTGTATGTAGCCACCGTTACCAGAATTATACGTTGGCGGATCAGTTTTAACTGGACTTGTACGACCACCATTGTACAAATCAAAAACTCTTCCACTAATTAAATCTGTCCACACCGTGCCACTACCTGGATAACTTGCCACATTACCTGCATCTAAATATAATTGTAATCCTGTGGTAACAACAGGAACAAAATTATCTGTAGTTATATTAATACCAGCACCAATTTGAATTCCGCCGCCTATGTCCATAATGTTAATATCCAAATCTTGTTTTGTAAGCCGCATACTGAGCTTGTATCTGTGCCAGAGTCACCAACGCTGAGATAATATATAGCATTGTGTACTTATGGCGTTATTAAGGTACTAGCAACAGTTTGGTGAATCCTGCACCAATAGCCACTGTGTTAGAACCACCGTAAGGATTGGCCGCAGCTTCCGCGGTTAGTGCCGATGTAGGCACAGTAAAGTTGCCAGTATAAACTGCCAGTCCTTTTACCCAACGGAAGTTGGTGATATACCCCACAAAGGCAGCTAAAGTAGTTGCGGTATTCTCATTCCCGATAGTTAATTCATCCACAATGTTTGTAATGTTGTTGGCGTCAGTGATTTGACTGCCCAACTGTGTGCCGTTCCTGTACACCTTGGTGATGCCGCTGGCACGAACTATAGCCCAGTGGGTCCAAACATTGGCTGTAGCTGCCGAGGATGAACTGTATCTAAAACTGTCGTTGGCCCAATAGTAAAATGTACCTGATTCTATACTGCTGCCAATGTCAATACTAGCAAAGTCGTCTACTGTAAATGCTCGTTGAAATCCCGACAGTGTAGTTTGATAGCTGAACCACTCTATGGTAAAATCTCCTGTGCCCACAGCCCAGTCTGCACTAGCAGGTGTATCAATAAACGAATTCACACTGCTAGTAAAACTATAACTGTTGCCACCACCTGCAAACGGACTCTGTGCCACAGTGGTAACAGCTGAACCTATTGTCAGTGCAGGGTTGGCGAAAGACGCCGGAGCCGATGGCACTACAATCCGACGACGAATTATCTTCTGTGCAGGTTGGTGAATAGCACTGAATCTACCCAGTTTACCCATAGTTTGCAATCTGTCCCAGTATGCGCCAGTTGGTACCATCCAAGCTGATCAAGCTAAAGCTCATGACGTCTGTGTTGCTGGCTGTGCCTGTGTTTGGTGTGCCACCTGCATACTTGATTGTCTGTATGCCACCACTGTTGATCTGAATGTTGGCCACACGATATGCAGTGGCATCTTGATCTACGATCAGTGTGGCACCTGTTACTCTACCTGCTGTGGCCACAACATTGGTAAAGTTCACTGTGACGTTGGCAGTGAGTGTGGCATAGAACGTTGCACCATTCACAAAGTTACAGGTCAGGTTACCACCTGAGTTGGTGACGTTGCTATAGGTTTCGTAGTAGGCACTTTGCTGTACCACATTGCCAGCAACTGCAAGATTACCAGCAATGCTGATGGTATTGCCGTATGTGATTTCTTTTGATGTGGTGTTGTAGAACAGGACCTGAGCCACATTGGCCACATCATTTCTGACAGGTGCCACAGTGAATGTGTTGGCTGTGGTTGCATTTAGATTAGCACCAGTTGCGTTCAATATAATTGAGCTGTTGGCTTGATTGGTTGTACCGGCACGGTATCCAACAGCAACAGAGTTAATGCCTTGACTGACCCAACCTGCTTCGCCACCAATGGCCACTGCGCTGTCAGCTTGTGCAACTCTGCCGGAACCAATACCAATGGCTACTGCGTAATAGCCTTGATCATTGCCAGCGTTGACGCCCAGTGCAACAGAGCCGACGCCTTGTGCTGTAGCACCTGCACCTGAGCCAAGTGCCAGTGATGTTAGACTTTGGAAATAGCTGGTCACATTGGCATTACCATATGTACCTGCTACTGTGCTCAATATGTTTACACCGTTGGCAAACAGATAGTTTGTGGCGCTGACAGTATTGGCACTGATTACATTGGCGCCAGTGATGTTACCATACGCACCTGTTGTGGTAATATTGGCCACTGTGAATGTGCCCGAGGTTGTTAAATTACCAGCAGTGATATTGCCTGTGGTTGTGATTGTGGCAGTAGTCAAGTATGAGGCCACATTGGTGTTGCTGTATGTTCCAGTTATACCACTAAAAATACTTGTACCGTTGCTGAATTGGTAGGCGGGACTTCGTATGTGGTCCCCCACTGTGATCACATCCACATTGCCAATCTTTGCTGTGCTTGAAGTAAATTCAATATCGCCATCAAAGTTTAGCAGATATGCAGCCACTTCGGCATTGCCATAACTACCTGCCCCTACCGTGCTCAAGATGTTTACACCATTGGCAAAGTTGAATTGACTGGCATTGATGTTGCCGGCAATGCTGATGGTGTTGCCATATGTGACTTCTTTTGACGTGGTGTTGTAGAACATGACCTGAGCCACATTGGCCACATCATTTCTAACCGGAGCCACTGTGAATGTGTTGGCTCGGGTTTGATTTAACGTGCCAGTGGTTGCATTGATGATGATTGAGTTGTTGCCTTGATTGGTGTAGCCAGCATTTCTACCAATGGCCACAGCATAGTCGCCTTGATTGGTTTTACCAGCACCGGCGCCAACGGCCACTGCAATGTTGCCTTGATATTGTGCACCAGCATCGTTGCCAATGGCCACGCTGTATAATCCTTGATCTAGTGAGCCTGCGCCTTCACCAATGGCCACAGCTGAAGTACCTTGGCTTGTTGCACCTGCACCGAGTCCAATACCTACATTTGCACTGGTCAAAGTATTATTGATTGTGTTGATACTGGTGGCTTGCGTGGCTGCATTAGCATTGGCAAAAGTTTGATATGCACCAACAGCGGACAGGATGTTTACACCATTGGCCAAGAAAGTAAAATTCTGAGCACTGATGTTACTGAATCCAGTAATGATTGGTGCAGGACTTGATATAAATGCAGGTACAATGCCCGAGCCCACCTTCAGGTATCCGGTTTGGGGTAATGTTAAATTACCATCTATACCAAACCGCCAACTGTTTCGACCTCCAATAACAATGGTGAATGTGGCATTTGATGTGCCACTTGTGACTGTAATAAGATCGCCGTTGGTGTATCCAGTACCGGCAGTGGCTATTTCAATAGTGCTGGCATATCCACCAGTCTCTGCAACATTCACAGTCAGCCCAGATCCTGTGCCGCCTGTCGTGGCCAAGTTGGACATGGGATTAGCTTCCCAACTGCCGGTGGTGCTGTTGATAATAGCAACATTGGTTGGCACACCGTCGGGAACCTTTATCCCCAACGCCTGGATGGTATCTATATTGCCAGTAGTGTCAAATGTCCAGGCCGCCTGAGCAGACAAATTTGCAGTAGCGGCTCGTAGTTCTATGTTGCCGCCGTCAACCAACTTGACATAGTGAAAGTCATTGCCTAGATACAGTTCAGTGGATCCTCCGCCTGCGGTCAAGTGTATGTGATCGCCTTCGGCGACCCCTGTAGGATAAATTAACAATGCTTGGTTAGCATTGGCACCACCTGCGGGCGTGAGTCGAATAGCACCAGTGAGTCCACCACCTTCTGCAATGACGCCGCCCGCGGGTAGTGTTAGATTACCAGCGTAATCAAAGTTCCATTGCTTAGAGTAGTAATCGCCTGTGCGTAGAGTTACATTACCACCGTTGTGTGCTATGCCATTATATCCTAATCCACCAGATATTATGGTGTTACCACCCGGTATACTACAGCCCTGGGTGTGACCTGCGGTGATGTATAAATTGGTTCCTGGACCATTGCCAAATCCGCGATTGGGCTGATTGAGGTTACCTGTGATTGTTAGGTTACCGGCAGTGATATTGCCCGTATATGTGGGCAGATATGCGGCCACTTGTGTGTTGCCATATGTGCCAGCTACTGTGGATAAAATGTTTACACCATTGGCAAAGTTAATGCTACCTGGTATGGTCAGATTACCAGTGTTGCCAAAGGTCCAGGTTTTAGAATCATTTAGAGAATTTGCAACTATTTGTGCATCACCAATGCCGGCAGCAAGTTGAACATTTCCGGCCGGAGCATAAAATGCTGAAACATTGGCATCACTGCTGATAGAAAGATTATCAAAATTTATTCGACCAGCGGTTGGTAATGTCATGATGCCATCTGCATTCCAATACCACGATTTGATTACTTGGGTACCACTACCGTCGCGATAGCCAATGTCCAAGGTAGCATTATTTTGTGCTACATAGAAGTTTGAGTTAATGGCCATATCTGGGGCCACGGTTAGATTAGCGTTTTCCCACATCAACTGTGAATATTGATCACTCTGCATAGTGATACTTTCACTAACTGGTGCCAAGATTTTTGAGCCTGGGAATTGTGTAGTTCCGGTCTTGCCAAATGTCCATTGTGCAGTATTGCCGGCACTGTCATTGCTGTTGATTACCACACCACCAGTATTGGCCAATTTAACATAGTGATTATCGTCGCCTAGGAACAGTTCGGTACCGCTGCCAGCCATCAGATGAACATGATTACCATCCACCGTAGTAGGTGCTATTTCTAGATACTGTGTGCTGGTACCACCATTGGGTTTTAATCTTATAGCGCCTGCACTTCCATACCCGCTTTCTAAAATAGTTGCGCCCGAAGGTAAAGTTAGGACAGCATCTGTGCCAAAGGTCCAGGTGTAGCCATTCTTGACAATGTTGGCAGCAATGTTACCTGAGTATGTGGGCAGATAAGAGGCCACGTTGGCATTGGCATAAACCTGAGTTTGTAATGTTGTTATCGTGCTGGACTGTGTGGCCGCATTGGAGAACAGGGTGGTGATGTTTGTTGTAGCAGTACCCAAGTTGGCATCTAGTGTGGTAATGCGAACATTTGCCGCTGTAACATTGCTGGTAATATTACCCAACCAGGTGACCATGGTTGAACTGAAGCTGCTGCTGTTACCCAGTGCATTTCCCAATTCCAATAACGTATCCAGCGCTCCAGGTGCCCCTGCAACCAGGGTACCAATGTTGGCACTGAGTGACTGTATTGCGCTATTGGCTGCAGTTACATTAGCATTAACAGTACTAATACTGATGGCTTGTGTGGCTGCATTACTAAACAATGTTGTGATGTTTGTTGTTGATGTTCCTAGATTAGCATCTAGTGTGCTTATACCGGTGGCTTGTGTGGCTGCATTTGCATTGGCAAACGTTTGATATGCACCAACATTGGCATTGATAGAATTAATACTGGTGGCTTGTGTGGCTGCATTTGCATTGGCAAAAGTTTGAAATGCGCCGATGTTTGCGCTGGTAATACTTTGTGAAGCCAGATATGCCGCAGTATTGGTATTACTGTACGAGCCGATTGCGCCTAACGCAGTTATAGCGTTACCACCAGCAGTTACACCATCGTGTACTCGTAGTGTTTTTAATTGAGTGTCAATGGTTAATTCACCGCTTACTCCGGTATAATTATTGTTTTGTACAGTATTACCACGTTTCAATAATACTTTAGTTACGTTTACATTGGCTGTTGTCATGGTAATAATCCGCTGTCAATTACAACTTCGTTCAGTGCAGGTGCAGGTTCCGTTGTTGAATAATATGCGGCACGCACATCTAAATCCAGTGGAACTCCAAAGTTATCATCAATGTAGAGTGGACTTTCACTACTGTCGGCTGCTAACACTTTTTTTAGTGTCAGTTTATAAATTCTCTGGTCCAAGCTGTTAACCGTTGCAGTATCAACGATAACTGTTCCCTGTCCTTTGGTAATATCTGTAAAAGCAACTGCCAAACTATAGGCAGTGGTTTTATTAACTGGATCTTCTATATTCAATTGAACAGTATAACCGGTTAAATTTACTAGCTTCTGATCTTGGTTTTTAACAACAATTTGTAAGGGATTATCGATACCCTGATACACAGTTATTGGGCGACTGTACACGATTCTGTTCCTTGGTGAGAATACAGCAGGATCCTGAAATTGGACCTCAACTGTATTGGAATATAAATAACATTGAATTTGCATTATCTTGTATTTATGGACTAAATGGCCGAACACGACTACACAGAATTATTAAAAAAGTACCCTTTTCTTACTTTCCTGGTATATGGAGGTAACGATTACATCGGGGTCATTCAGAATCTGGATGAAGTTATTACCACCATCTACGACTACGGTGCACTGCGTACCGTGGAGCAAAAACAACAGTTCTTGGCGCTGGCAGATACCTGGTGGTGGGAAAGTAACAGGCTGATACCCATTAACGTGTTCTTAAAAGCAGAATGGACACCATTTAGAGCTGTGGTCAAAACCATGAACTCAAAAGATGTAGAAATTAAATTTGGGCCGCAAGTGAGCCTGAAAGAAATTGCTGCCAAACGCAGCAAACGCAGAAGTATTACTCTTGTTCGGAAGCTTGGCTAAGCAGGTTAATATTGACCACAACCAAATGGCTGTAAGAAATTGCATGTGCTTTTTTGAAGTAATAGCCATCGTCACCGGGCCGTTCCCACACCGTTGCAGCAACATCCTGCCACGATTTACCAATTAAATGCCGTTTAGCAGGACGTATTACAGCCAAGAACATGGCCAGTCTTGCAATACTGTTCACCGCCTCAGGCATTTGTATTAGAGTATCGTAGTGTGCGCCAATATGAATTAGTTTGGCAAAGAATTCCGGGTCATACAGTTTATCCCAGGTTGGTTCCGTGGACATCA